GACAGGTTTGTTGTTGGCGCTGGGTCTAGCTACGGCGTAAACGCGACAGGCGGCGCAAGTTCAGTCACGCTGTCAACCAGTCAGATCCCCGCGCACAACCACAGTGCAAGCTCTAGTTCTTCAACCACAATCCACGATAGCGGTCACAGCCATTCGATTCCTGCTGTTCGTCCTACTGAAAGCGGAAATACTATTTCGACTAGCACCGGCAGCACTTCTGTAGCTGCATCAACAAACAGCGCCACTACAGGCATCACTGCGTCTACGTCTACAAGCACAAGCATCGGCAACACAGGCGGCGGTGGAAGCCACGAGAACAGACCACCGTACTATGCACTAGCCTACATCATGAAGACATAAAACATGACCCTCGTACCCCTCGACATCCCCGCCGGTTTCTACAGAAACGGAACTGATTTAGAGCAGTCTGGTCGGTGGCGTGACGGAAGCTTGGTCAGGTGGCGCGATAACAGCTTGCGCCCAATCGGCGGCTGGCAGGAGCGCAAAGCGTCATTCAGCACAAACCCTGTGCGCGGGATGCACACATGGGAGTCAAACACCGGCACGGCTTATTTGGCTGGCGGTTCATATAGCGAGCTGAAAGCCATGACGGGCAACGGCACGACATATGACATCGCCCCGACAGACTTAACGGCTGGCCGTGAAAACGCGGAGGTTGAGACGGGATACGGTTACGGGTTTTATGGCGACGGCTTCTACGGGCAGCCGATACAGCAAAACGAAAACGCTGTGCCAGAAGAGGCCACCACTTGGTCAATCGACAATTTTGGCGAATACCTCGTGGCCTGCTCGAAAGACGACGGACGCCTGCTTGAGTGGCAGCTAAACCCAGCCGCGAAGGCTGCTGTAATTGCAAACGCCCCGACAAGCAATCTGGGCTTGTTGGTCACAGAAGAACGCTTTATCTTCGCGCTGGGCGCGGGCGGCAATCCGCGTACAGTGTCATGGTGTGACCAAGAAAATAACACCCTATGGACACCCGCGTCCACGAACCAAGCTGGCTCGCAAATCCTGCAGACGTCTGGCCAGATAATGCAAGCGATCCGCACCAAGGGGCAGACGCTAATCATCACAGACACAGACTGCCACGCCGCCGTATATGCTGGCCCGCCATTTATCTACTCCTTTACCCGCGCTGGCACCTCCTGCGGGGCCATATCGCGCAAGTCTGCTGTAGATACGGATCTGGGCGTGTTCTACATGGGCCAGCGCGGGTTCTTCTATTTCGACGGCAACAGCGTGCGCGAGCTTCCATGCGACGTGCATGACTACGTTTTCGGCGACTTCAACCAAGCGCAGCAGTCTAAGGTGTGGGGCTTTGCCAACGGCCAATTCGGGGAGGTGTGGTGGTTCTACTGCTCCGAGAACAGCACCGAGATCGACAGATATGTGGCTTACGACTACACCGAGCGCCATTGGCTGATCGGCAACTTGGCGCGCACGTCAGGCACAGAGCGTGGCGTTTTTCGCTACCCGTTCATGGCGGGCCACAATGCCGACAGTGACATATATGACCACGAAGTCGGGCTAAACGTAGACAGCGGCGCGGTCTTCGCGGAAAGCGGCCCGTTTTCTATTGGCAACGGCGACCAGACTGCGCATGTCACCAAGCTTATCCCAGACGAGGAAACGCAAGGCGACGTAAACGTGACATTTAAGACACGCTTTTACCCCAACGGCGACGAAAGCAGCCACGGGCCGTACACCCCCAACAACCCGACATCTGTCCGCTTCGCTGGCCGCCAAATGCGTATGCGCGTTGAGGGCGCAAAGCTGGCGCCGTGGCGCGTTGGTAATATGCGCGTTGATATAAAACCGGCGGGGCGTAGATAATGTCATCGCCAATACTCCCAGCGATAGGCGAGGATCTGCGCCAATGGGGGCGCGGCCTGACGCGTTATCTGACGCAAAACTTGTACAAGCTCGGCTTCAAGACGCCTGACAGCAGCCCCGCCGAAAACGGCGTCATCCTATGGGATAACGTAAACGGCTACCCCGTCGTGTCTAAGAATGGCGAGTTTCGGCAGATCGTTCTAGAAGATGGCCACGCTGACTTCATTCTGACGGCAGACGTCACCCCTGCTGCTGCCAACACGGCGTACAAGCTGACATATGACGCGCTTGCTGGGAATGACGGCATTACGCAAGGCACGCCAGCTTCACGCATTGTGTTTGAGGAAGCTGGCCAATATGTCATATCGTTTTCGGCGCAAATATCATCGACGTCAGCCAGCACGGTTCACTTCTACTTCTGGCCAAGCGTGAACGGCACAAACGTAGCGAACAGCGGCATGACAACAGCGCTGCACCAAAACAACGCCACGGTTGTCACGTCACGCACGCAGATATTTACCGTTGCGGCTGGCGACTACTTTGAAGTGAATTACATGATCGACAGCACGCAAGGCTTTCTGAATTACACCGCAGCGTCATCGCCTGTGCCAGCAATCCCCGCCTCAACCTTGGCTATTACGAGGCTTCACGGATGATTGATAATGTTGTACAATTTGGCCAAGCGCAGCGGGTGACGGTTCTGCCGATACCTGACCGCGAAATAGACGACTACATCGACAGAGGCATGGAGCTGCTGGCTCCGGCCATTAGACGGGTTGAACATAACGTCGATCTGGACGATGTAAGAGAAGACATACTGACCGGCACGTCAATATTGTGGCTGGTTTACCTTGAGGACAAGTTGACCGCAGCGATCACCACATGCGTTGTGAAACACCCTCAGCGTAAGAACCTCAAGATAGAATTTATGGGCGGCAAGCACATGCATGTATGGATGAACAAGGCGGTAGATGTTTTGGCGGGGTTGGCCAAGGACGCCAAGCTTGACGCCGTGGAGGCGGATGGCCGTAAGGGCTTTGAGAGATATGTGGACGGCTCTGCGTTTCGTCCGATTTACACACACTATGAGATGGAGTTGCGGTAATGGGCAGCACGACGACGACCAAACAAGAAAGCACGATGGATCCATTTCAGCAGGAAATGCTGGAGGATCTATACGGGCGCACGACGGAAATAGCTGACACGCCATTTGCTGCATACACCGACCCGCTTATCGCTGGCATGGACCCGATGACGCGGCAGGCATATGAAGGCTACGGCGCCTTGACATTGCCAAGCGAATACGGGGCCGCGTCTGACATCTACGCGGGAATGGCCGCCGAAACGCCAGAGCAGCGCATGGCGCGTGTGCGTGGCTATCAGGACGTGTACACCGAGGGCGTCATCGACCCGATGCTGGCGCAGGCCGAGCGCAAGCGTGCGCAGGAGCGTGTCGGCGAAGCCGCAGGCGTCACCAAGGCGGGTGCATTTGGCAACGTGCGGCGCGGCGTCTTTGAGGGCGAGCGCGAGGCGGCGTATGAAACGTCACGCGACGCGATGGTTGCCGGTCTTATGCAGCAGGGGCTCAGCTTCGGCGAGGCGCAGGTTGCAGCGGAAAACCAAGCACGCATGGCGGGCGCACAGGGCATGATGGGTGCCGCTGGGGCGGGTCGTCAGGCAGAGCTGGGCGCGTTGGGCGCGCAGATGTCAGCCGGTGACATTGCGCGGCAAATCGAGCAGGCGGGCCTTAGCGCTGACTACGAGCAGTTTATGCGCGAGCAGCAGTATCCGCTGCAGTCACTTGCGGGCTTGTTCTCAACGGCTGGGCTTATTCCGGCAGGCATTGGAACGACTACAAGTACGCAGCGCACAGGCGGCATGGGGCCAGCTCTGGGTACGCTTGGAAAGCTGGGGATGTCCGCAGCAAGCATGGGCGCATTTGGGCCTGCTGGCATGGCCTTCGGAGGCATGGGCGGCGGAATGGGCGCTGGGTATGGCGTCGGAATGGGTTACGGCGGGCTTAGCACGGGGAGGCTAGTATAATGATCGCAACGGAAGCCATAATCCAATCGCTGGCGCTTTCTGGAATGCCACCAAATATGCTGCCGCTTGAGGGCGAAACGCTTACGCCAGATGACATAGACCTATTTGAGCGCGCACAAGCAGCGCAAGCAAATAAGCCATTTGTGCCGCCGCTGGCAGCGCCATCAGGGGAATCTGGGCAACCGCCCAGCGCAATGCCCACGGATCTTGCTGTGCCGCTTATTCCGGCTCAAGCAGCGCCTCTCGATGCGCCATCCGCAATGCCAATGCAGCAGTCTGCAACGCCTGCAGGATTTCAACTTGGCACGGGCATCCTGCAGCAGCCTACGCAGCCTACGCGATCAGACGATCCATTTGGCAACTTGTCCAAGCAGCAGCGCATGATGCTGGCGTTTTCCGCCATCTCCGACGCAGGTATGGCGGCGCAAGGCAAAGAAGGAACGTCTTTCGCAAGGACGCTCAAGGCGTTTGGAGACATGTCGGATAGTCAGCGCAAGCGTGAGGCGGCTGCGCAGAGGCAGCAGATGTTGCAGCGGGTTATGGGTGGCGGTGCTGCGGTTGGCGGATCAATTGCAGATATGAACGTAGAGCAGCTTATGCAGCGCCAGCAAGCGCTTGCAAATTACGCTATCGCAAACCCAAGCCTGGCGCAGGGAATTGCGCCGACGATGGATATTATTGAGGCTCGAATAGCGGAACTGAAAGGGGCTGGAACGTCAGCCACTTTAGGCAGCCTTGGCTTGGACGCAATTACAAAACTGCTTGATAGTCCCGACATAGGTCAAATCACTGGAACGTCAGCGGCTATCAACTCTGTTTTGGAGCGTTTTAATTTAGCTCCAAGATACAGCAACCTTATGAGCTTTGTAGATCAGTTAAACGGCATCAATTTTATGGAAGCATACCAGCAGCTAAAAGGCGGCGGCCCAATAACTGATATAGAAGGAAAGGCCGCGACGGCAGCAAGAACGCGTCTCCAAAGAGCGCTCAAAGGAACCCCAGAAGATCTGAAAGTAGCGTTGATTGAAGTGCAGGAGCTGTTTAAAGAGGCGCTGTCCAAAAACCCATCTTACACCGAAGAGGGTGGCATTAATGAAGAAGATAGACGTTTTTTTGATTTTTGATTAAGGAGGCCATATAGTGGCTTACACATTAGAAGAGCTTAGGGCGGCAGGCCAAAAAGCGCTACAAGCATATGATGCGGCTGTTGCTGCTGGCAACATGGACGAGGCCAAAAAGATATCAGGCTCTGTAAGCCGAATAGCCAGCCAAGCTAAAATGCTGGAGGCGCAGCAGGCGCAGCAAACTCGCGCGGAGCGCCCAGCGCCATTGGTGGAAACTGCACAAGCGCTGCCGCCAGCGATGCTGCGCGGTGCTGCTGAGACGGCTGGCTTCGTGTCAAAAGCTCTGCCTGCGCTGGAGACTGGTATACAGGCTGGCGGGTTAAAGCTCTTCGAAGCTTTGGGGCAACCATCGGTTATCCCAGCAGGGATGCTAAAGCTTTTAGAAGATTTGGGGCTGCCTTTAGGAAAGGGCGAAGGAGACGTGCAGGCTGCAATGCCTGCCGCGCCCACGATGCAGTCGCAGTTGCCGGAGGCCATGGCTCGGCTAACGCGTGGATATAGCGAGCAACGCGCGCCAGCGGATAATGTGCCAGCGCAATATATGGAGACAATAGGCGAGTTTGCTGGCGGGGCGTTGGCCTTTCCATTCGGCGGCCCGATTAGGGCGGCAAAGCAGGCCATAGTTCCCGCTCTGGCGAGTGAATCCGCCGGTCAGGTAGCCCAAACCTACGCGCCAGAATATGAAAGCCAAGCGCGCCTTCTGGCCGCTCTAGGCGTGCCTGTCGCGCAAGTGGCGGCAACGCCTGCGCTGCGGCGTATGGCTATTGGCGACCCAGAAGAGGTGCGCGGGTACTTGGCTGGCACTAAGCGTCCAGAGAGCGTGCAGACTTTAAAGAGCGCTGGCGTTGAGGATATTTCAGCGGGCCAGCAGATAGGTTCTGAGCAGTTGATGCGGCTGGAGGGAAGGGTTTCTCCAACATTGAAAAGTCAGGCTCAGCTCACCAAGGCATCTCTGCGCGAAGCAGGCGTAACAGGCGACGTTTTGGCGACGCCTTCAGTGCTGAATAAGCGCCGCAATGAGCTTGGCGCTGTATTTGACTTAGCAGATGACGCGGTTGTTTTGCCACCCTCCATGCAAGAGGGTAGCAGGATGTCTATGGCCGTGAATGATGCAATGCAAGATGTAACCGTCGGGAAGGTTCCTGACCGTTTGGTCAACATTGCGGATAAATTTATCAATGCAGCGGCTGGCAGAATACAAATAAGCGCCAATGATTTGAGCAAGCTGCGCACAGACTTGTCGAAGCAGTTAACTAGATTTGCCAAAGAAAACGATCAGGTTAACTATCAACTTGCTTATGACATGAACGAAATTGTCGACGATATGATCCAGAGAAACGTGGGAGCATCTTCACCAGAATTGCTTGATGATTTATTAAAAGCCCGCAAAGAATACAGATCATTTTTGACTGTTGAGAACGCTGTCAATCGCGCTGGATCTGACGCCAGCGCTGGTATTATTACCCCCGCCGCTTTAGCGTCTGCCGCTCGCAAGCGTGAAGGCGTTGCGGTGCGTCGTGGCACTGGAACAGACTTGTCTGAAATTGCGTCTTCGGCGGAAGAAGTATTGCTGCCTCTACCTACCGTTATGGCTGGCGGCCAGCGTATGATCCCCAGCCAAGTGCAGAGCGCTCTTGAGCTTCTGCCATCTATGGTTGCGCGTCAGCAGCAGGGAACGCTGCCCCTGCCACTTGTGCCCGCAATGAGCGCGCAGCTTGGCGAAAAGCTGGCACGTCAAGCGGGCGGATTGCTCGCGATAGACTAACTGGCCGCTGACTTCTTGGCCTTCGCCTTCGGCGCGGGCGCGTTCTTCAGCGCGTTGATCTGCGCGTTCTGATCCTCGATCACGGCAGCCGCTTCCTCGCAAAAACGGAACAGCGCCATAACGTTGTTGACGCGGTGGGGTTGGTTCAGATTGCGGATCAATTCGCGTGTCTTATCGTCCATGTGATATACCTCTCAATACAGATGTTCCGCGATACTATCCGCCATGGCCTGCGGTGTAAACTCGGCGGGCTTTATGCGCACCGTCTTACCGATTGGCGCGGTGCGTAGAATAAACAGCCGCAGACTTAGAGCAACATACGCAAATATGTGCGCATCGCCGTTTGCGCGCGTGAACACGTAGTGCGCCTCGCGGTAACGCTCTTTGCGTGGCTCAAGGGTCGCCTTTACCTGCATCGTCAACAGCTCGCCGCTGGCCGACTTCACCCAAAGGTCGTCGTCCTGCATGTCTACCCGATGGCAGCGTATCCCGCGCTGCTCAAGCTCGGCTGCGACGAGAAACTCGCCAGCACGACCGACGTTGATGCTGTTGGCCACGCGCACAACATACTGCATTTAAACGATTTTATATAGAGGCGAAAAAAAGTTTACGATGGGTGCATTTTTTGCTTGCACCGTGCTGTGTTATCTTTATGTTAACAATATAAGCAACGGAGGAAATACAGATGGCAAATTTAGGAAATAACACAAACAACGTACCATTCAATTCAAGAATTGTTCGCAAGGGTGAAGCATATGGCCGCAACATGCGCTTGACGCATGACGGAGATGAGCCGTTAGTTGAATTTTACGACGCTCGCTATTCTTTTGAAAAATCCCCAGAGGGCAAAACTTTGGGCCAGTTCGTATCGCGCTATTATGTATCAACTGTTGAGAACTCAGACGGCATCAATCTTGAGGGTAGCATCGACGACTGGTTCGTAACCGCTGAGCAAGTCGCCAAGGCGTTAGAAGAAGTTTGACGCATCGCCTTGCAGCGCCCGCGCGGCGCTGCCTTGCCGTGCGCCAAACCGGCCACGAAACCGAAACGGAGAAATCATAATGAACCTTACGCATACACATGAATTTTTAATCACGCACATCACCGACAGCGGCACAGGCTTTGGCGTGCGCACCGACAACGGCGAGAGCGTACATATTTCACCGCGCTTATTGCAGCAAGCCCACGCAAACCTTGATGACATCTGCACCGGCATCATCGTGCAGAACGCGGTCGAGGATCAGCGCGAGCGCACGCCGTGGGTCGCCGCCTACGTTCAGGAGCGCCGCGCTGCGCGTGACGTGCTGGGCTTGGCGACTGACGTGCCAGCAGAGGCCGTACAAGCGCCCACCGAGGAGCCTAAGCCGATTGACTGGGCCGACGTCCAGCGCAAGATCATTGCGATGCTGCAGAGCGACGACGTTACATACTGCGAGACGGCAGACATCGCCGATGTCGTTGACGTGGACACGCGCAAGCTTTCACAGCATCTCGAAAACATGCACGCACGCGGCGAGATATGCCGAGCGCATGTAAACCAGCGTGCAGGCCAGCAGCGCGCAACCTTGGTGCTGTGGAGCATCAATGCGGACGTGTACAAATGATCTGCGCAACCTGCGACGGAACCGGCTTCATTGAGTTGCCGCGTTTCGTCAACACGCCGGACAGCGACCCGTGGACAACGGTTCGCTGCCCAGAATGTCAGGACGAAGACGACTTCGACTGGCGCAATGAGGAGGAGGAAGAGTGATGACCAAGTGGACGCAAGACATCATCATCGCCGCAGCGATTGCCGCGTCGGTGCTGGGCTGGATCGGCGCTGTCAGCATGGGGTGGATGTGATGACACTCGCAGAACCCGTCTTCATGGCATTCGTGATATTCTCGTCGCCGGACGAGTGCGAAGCGTTTGCGGAATACTACGACTTAGCGCGGATCTTTGAGCCGCAATGCGTCGAGATGGGCGGCGAGGCAGACTACCGCCGCCCGTGGCCCGACGTAAGACCACAGCCACGGCCAACACAGGAGGCTGGATGATGTGGAAATATGCAGTGCAGATTGAGATTGAAAAGGGCGAATATATGTTGGTCAGGAACAAAAACCCATTCACCAATAATGATGACGTGCTGTATTTCCGCGACAGGGAAAAAGCTGAGCAAGAAGCGCGTCGATGGAATACCGGCGCAGTAATCAAAGAACAGGAGAACGACGATGGCTAAGTGGGATTTATCAAAACTGGAAAACAGCGCCAGCGTGGGCGCGCATATCGACGAGGACAGCAGCACGCCGACGCAGCCAACGCCGCTGATGCTGGTCATGTCGATCAGGCGCAAGGCAGACATCATGCGCATGGACGCGGGGCGTGGCCCTGAGCGCCTGACGATCAAGCAGCGCGCCGAAGAGATTATGGCGCTCTGCGAGATGCTGGAGCGGCGGCTATGAGCGCTTTACGATACGGCTCTGTCTGCTCTGGCGTAGAAGCCGCGACTGTCGCTTGGCACCCGCTTGGCTGGGAGCCGCAGTGGTTTAGCGAAATTGAAAAATTCCCTAGCGCAGTGCTTGCGCATCACTACCCAAACACGCCAAACTTAGGCGACATGACAGCTTTTAAGGAGTGGCCCAATGACCCAATCGACCTTCTTGTTGGGGGAACCCCCTGCCAAAGCTTCTCAGTCGCTGGACTTCGCAAAGGACTTGATGACCCACGCGGGAACCTTATGCTCACCTATCTTGCCATTGCTGCACAATATCAGCCCAAGTGGTTGGTTTGGGAGAACGTCCCCGGCGTCCTGTCTAGCCAACGAGGACGGGATTTTGGAACCTTCCTCGGGGCGTTGGGGGAACTCGGGTATGGGTTTTCATGGAGAAGCCTTGACGCTCAATACTTCGGAGTGGCCCAGCGACGCCGCCGTGTGTTCGTTGTCGGACACCTTAGAAGCTGGAAGCGTGCCGCAGCGGTTCTTTTTGAGCGCGAAAGCTTGTCAGGGCATCCTGCGCCGAGCAGAGAAGCGGGGCAAAAAGTTACCCCCACAGTTACACAAGGCGCTCCTTTTAGTCGCACAGGAAATCAGCGAGTAGAGGCGGAGGCCATTGTGGCCCAATGTCTGACCACACGCACTGACAGCATGTATGATCCGTTTATGGAGACTTTGCCAATTGGCTGGAGCGAGGAGCTAAACGCGCTCACAGACCTTCAGCCAACAATTCAGCGCGGCGGCGCTGGTGGGCGGCACGAGGGTGTTATGCTACCAACAGCCTTCGGCGCACAGAACAGCGCAAGGCAAGGCGACAGCGT